GGAGCGTTTCTTGTAAACAGGACGTTTCTTATTGACTCGAGAGCCTTTAACATATGCGGAGCGCTTGCCTTTTTGCAAAGGGCCAGAGTATTTGCGAATGTATACCATTCTTATATTAACATAAGATAATAATTCTTTAAGTTGTTTTAATCTAATATTACTTATAATTCGCTATCGCGAAGATAAACTACAAGGGGTTCGCAAAACATAACATGATGGGGGTGCCCCCCATCCCCCTATCACATTATTTCTGTGGGATTTCCTCAATTGGTCCTACGGACACTGTGGCTTGTATGATTCTAGTTTCTTATCATTTATTATCCATAAGTTCCATCTATCAGCAGACAGTAAAGACAAACACGGAAGAGTGTTGGTAAATACTATTACCCGTGGACGATCAAATCGTATCTTTTTTGCAGAGTATCTCTTATCATAGGCTACGCCGTTTTTAATGACTTCTATGCCCGAGTAAAAATCCCCTAACTTGTCTTTTTTCATACCTCTCGGCATATCTATAATGTAAGTCTTCGCAATTGGCCTGCTCGCAACCCAACCGAAGATATCTTCCATAAGGCGGAAGGGAGGGACCTCTTCGCTGTGTCCCTTTAATTCCATATGTTCGGTGAATAATGACTTGCCTGCGTTACCGACTGCGTCATATACTAAATCTATCGAACGTAGACAAAAAGTTGAAACTTGTTGTTTGAGGGTCTCTTGCCAAGGCAGTAAACCCCATTTATCAAATAACTCCATCTGTTTCGTTATCACGGGCGGAGGAGGGTCACGGTCAGTATACGGACCATCAACCCGAGTATCCTCCTTCATCTGGTAGAATGCTTCGCCTGTTAGAAATTCAGTTACTACCGTAGGTTCAAAGTATTGGGGAGCAAGTCCCTTGGGAAATAGCCTTAAAGCAGAATGCTTTCGGCGTTTCTTAATGAGTCGCAGTCTACCTTGCCAGTGGCGGTATCCAGTAGCTCCCTCTTCTAATTGAAATACGTAAAATTTTGCAATAGGTTTCAAAAGTTCCCGCAATGAGTCTGCATCTGAAAACGCGTCAGCGTTATACCTAAAATCGTATCCACGCACTTCGTTTTTGGTGGTCATGTAATATTGCTATATACAATCTCTTTATATATTTTTTTTATCAATTCAATATATCATTTTCGGCATGGGGCAAGCCCATATGGAAGAACGCGTCGTGCCTCCTTATCGAAAATGAACTCCCTTCGGTCGTATATATATATATATAATTAAATAGGTGGAGCAAGTGGAGCACTTTCTAAATATCCATGAATGCCGTTGTTCCATTAACTTGCACATTCCAGTGAAGAGAATCATGAGTGCCTGAACCACCCATGTTTTTGCATAGGATAACCGTATGCACAATATAGTTAAAATCCTGTGGAGCACCCGCACGAGTCCCATCGTTCAAATCACTTAAATGGGTCTTACCGTAAGGCTTCGGCATCCAGTATTTCTTAAACCGTTGACTAGGAAATTTGCTTACGCCAGAGATAGGTGCACGAACTTGGGAACCAGAAGTATTAGAAGTGAAGAACTGTGCGTAATTGGATAAGGTAAACCTTTCATCCTTTAAACAAGTCCATTTCTGTTTGTTAACAAACCATGTAAATGGGTCCTGGGCGGCCATATCTTCGTTTAACCCTACGTGTTCTCCTTTTTCATTGACAAATAGATTGGAACGGAGAGCAGGCTCTTGTTCTTCTGCTTGGCCTACACCTTCGGCAACAGAGTTCTTACGCTTCGCTTTTACTTGTATAATCCTAAACTGATGAGGCATTATCGCGGCGGCGACTGCGTCGGCATCGCCACTGTTAATTAATGGGTCCATATTAATGTTAAGGTTTATTTGCGAAGAGGTAATCTTCACATATCTTCCTGTTGCTCCATTCGGTTCAGTAGCCGAATAAGGAACAAAGTTGTATCCACCGATTGGGACACAAGTAGGCATACCAGTATCTTGATTTAAATTCGTATTAGCATCCGTTAATTCATCACCAGTTTGTAAAACAATGCATGATGTGTTCGTATTAGTCAACCCCACATTGGGTGAG